CCTAAATCTAAACGTTCTAGGTAACTGTTAACCCATACATGGGTAATTGTGACTACCAACCTTCAATTGGTTGGACCTCACTTTTATTTGATGAGGCTTAGGTAATCCGATCGGATTATCCTAGGTGCACAATTTGACAGACAAGGTTTACTTGTTGAAATGACGTTAATGTCCCTTCCGTCTGGGTTTTAATCCAGATTTGGGAGGGTTCTGAACCTGTGGCGCGTTCACCTTGCCAGTTAATGGTAATCTACATTTAGTCTCTAATCTATTAAGATCAAGGACTAACTTTCTAACTAAGTTAGAAAGGTATTTGACCAAATTAACTTGCTTGATGAACAGTGGTTGACCTTCGAGATTATTGATAGTTTTCAGGAACCTGTTAGCAACAGCTAATCGGTCCTTGGCACCCTTCAGTAATTTTCTTAAGTCTTCCACCCGCGACAGAAGTACGAGATTTTGCAACTGAGGATTGGTTTTGGAAGCTAAGGAAAGAATCTTTCCAGCAGTAATAACTGCCGGAAGTTGATCCTCCTTGACTCTCATATCATCCCTCTTTGCGAACCTTAATTGCAGAAGTTGGATAGGTCTGAATAGATAGTATCTACCAAAGAAATCTTTAGAAAAATTTATAAGATATCTTTGGTTTCTGAATACTGAGACATCATCCCAAGTTGGGATGAAGGTTTCTTCAGTTAACATAGGTTTCGTCACTTCCATAAAGAAGTAAGAAAACCCATATTGCCGAAGTCTCCGTCCAAGTATGAAGATTCTGAAGGAAAGTGCCCTTATTGGATTAAACCAATAATTGTACATCCCTTTAGTAATACCATTCTGAGCAGACACTCTCCCACTGAGCAACATCAACGACCTTACAACTAAGTGGCCTTTTAACCAGACCAATAGAATATAAGGTATAATAATTACGGATACCGATGCAGTTGCTACCACTGCCCGCATTAGCGAAGAACCATCTAGATGTTTATACTTCGGTAAACCCCATAATAATGGGAGTTTTATCGAACGTATAATATATAGATAATCTCTCGCAAGATCAGTGATTGATCTTTCGGTAATCAGTGACAAGGATTTCATTTTCTCGAAATAAAATTTCAAGACAATGGGCCATGCCACACCGATTTCTTTAATATATTCACAAAAGAAACCTATCCACATCTTATCAGGATTAATCCTGTTGGGATGGGTGGTTTCATTCAGAGTATATGTCCAGAGACCGGATTGAGGACCGAGCAATGCAAACAGCCACTTCGCCATAGAATCTGTGGATTTTCCATAGATTTTATGTAAAAGTGTCTGAAAGGTATGCAGTCTCAATGGCAAAATAGGAATAAACTCTTTATTAACGAGATCGTTAATTAGAGGTGCGATGAAGAATGGAGATCTAGTGCTTCGCATAAGAACTTTTCCACCAATTGGAGTAAAGTTTACTCCAGTTCGGTGTATTAGGTTCTTTGCGAATTCTAGAACGTTTCCGTTATACCCCTTAAGGGGATTAACTTCAACACCTAACCCTACAAGTATTGAGATATACTCGTTAGCTAGGGTTCGATTTCCAACTGCGACATCGTCTCCTAAGATAGCATAGTGGTCATGAGGAATATTAATTCCTCGTGATCGGATACTACATACGGCTAGCATCATTATCACGTGATTCGTTAATGCTAACATGGCAAACGAACTATAGGCCCCCATAGGTTGACCTACTTTATA